TTCCAGCCTTTGAACCGTCTAAAGTCTCTTTAGCTAAATCCGATTGTAAATTGACTACCTTAAAATCAACCATATATTTATCAAAAGCTTTGGAATACTCTTTGTAATCTTTTCCGTATTCAAAGCTTAACCGCATAGCTTCGCCTGGATTGCCCTCAGCTCTAGCTTTTTCCATAGCTTCCTTTGGATATACAGGAGCTGTAGGTTTTTCTAAACTACCTCTGACCATTTCTCCTTGCCTTGTTGCATTTTCAGCAGCATAAACCTTATTTACTAAAGGATCTGATTTTAAGTTAAGCCTAAGAGTCTCAGCTCGGGATAGGCCGTTACCGCCAGAAGCAGGGGCAGGATATTTCCCACCAGAGCTAGTTGAGCTCTCGCCCCCACCAGATCCAAAGCGACCGTGAGAATCGCGCTCTTGGTTTTCGTTATATTTCTCAAGATCAGCTCGTACAGCCATTTCACTATCGTCCGTATTGTCCGTATTGTCGGTGTAGTCAGGTGTGCCAGATAGATCAGGCATTACTGGAATAACGTCACATTGACAGTTAGGGTGAACTGGAGGCTGAGTATCTCCGCTAGGGAACTGATCTCCCATATTAACGATTTCGCCTTCATTGTCTAAGCAGTCAGCGTCGTCTGGATCGTTCACTGTCCATTCGATTTGTTCAACATTGTTAGCCTGGTAGCTATCCAGGTTAGCTGAGATCTTAGCTCGCTGGCCCTCTGTAATAGCGATAGTCAGAGCTCGTTCAGGAGCTGAAAGGCTGTCTCGAATGTCATTAGCAATAGTTACTGGCGTGTCGCCCCGAGCTATACCGTCAGCTAAAGCTGTACCGAGTAAATCGTGGCTGTAGTCAGCTATGCCTCGAGCTTGAATATCTATATCACCCAGGAGCTTTTTAAGTCCTCCTGGTTCATCTAAAAGAGCTGCAGCCGTCTCATTACCTGGAGTCCAGGCGTCCCAGTTGATTGAGAAGTTAGGGTCAAAGATAGGCATACCTTGAGCGTTAGTTTTAAGTTTGCTATTAACGGTAGCTACTGGGCCTTTTTGAGCTTTGGCAGCTTGAGCCATATTTTCAAGAGCTTCTCTTTGACCCAAAACATACATAGCTGCATAGTGAGTCCGTAAAGCTTTTTTGTAAGCTTCTAGATTTAGCTTGACATTGTTCATAGCCCACGCGCGAGCGCGAGCGCGATCTTGAGCTTTGTTAGCCGTGATCGGTGGCTGAGTGTCCATATATTGCGTATAGACACGCCTAGCGTCAATACTGCCAGCTAGAGCTGCGCGGATCTTGACTGCACTCTTAGCTGCTATACGCGCACTAGCTTGACGTGCGCCTACGCTCATAGCAGATAGGCCTTCACCAGGGATTTAGCTGTATCCAGGTCGTTGTCAAAAGCACACCTGTTCAAAGCTTCTCCTACGATCGGATCTAAATACTTAAACACAAAATCTCTACGGTCCGCGTGTCCCTTTTTAGCCCACTTGAGGAATGCGCGAGCTTCACTTGATACAGCTTTACTCATATCAGCTGTGCCTAACCAGACTGGAGCTGTGTCCATACCTAGTAGCCACATAGCAAAGAGTCTATGGTGTCCGTCTACAATTATATTTTTTTCGCCGTCGTCATATACAAGCGCATAGCTACGGTAAGGAGTAAGAGCTTGACCCATAGCTTCAATATGGTCAGCTACGTTTGAGCGATCGAGCTGTGTGTCTGTTCCGTATAGCTCTTTAAGATTAACCAGGGTTAATTGAGCTTGCTCCCACACGTCAGGATTTACTGGATAGTCGCCGTCCTGGGTAGGAACTACAGGCCAGGGTGAAGCTACTGAGTCTGCCAATTTTTCTGGGTTGTCAGAGGTAGGGTGATCGCCAGCTGCATTAGGCAAAATCTTAAGACGTGATAGTCCAGCTTTGACCTCAGCTTTAGACGGTACGCCAGCTTTGAATAGATCCTCTTCAACAAACTTGACATTACCTGGCTCAACTTTAGGTTCAGGCTTTTCTTCACTAGGCTTAGGCTCTTGCCCTGGAACAGGCGCTACAGGAGCTGTAGGGGCAGGTTTATCTTGTACTGGTGCGATTGGGTTAGTGTCTGCATTATCTAGGCTTGGAGGCTGTCCTGTGGCCGTTGTAGCGTTGATTATGCCGTCTGGTGAGAAGATAAAGACAGATTGACCAGCTACGAGCATAGGTTGATCAGCTGCGGGTGTATCTAATAGTGGTAATCCGAGCTCTGAGCGACGTTCGTTAATTGTGCGTGTAGCTCCACGTATCTCAATATCAGCTCGCTGAGCTTCTGACTGATTATCGCGTCCCTCGTCGATCATAAACTTAAACTCAAGCTCGCGTGGCATACCGAGGTAGCTATAACTGAGGTTTGTCAGCATTTTGCTGAGCCAGGAAACAAGTGGGCCTACGCCAATTTGTTGAGCTGAGGCTTGCTCGCCTTGCTGGTGTCCAGAGTTACCTAATCCACCGTGACCAGAGAAGCCAATTTCTGTAGGCATAACTCCAAAGTGTCCACAGATACTAGTAACAAGATACGTGTCTAGTATTTCCTTAAACTTTTCGCCATAGCCGTCGAATTGAACAGGATCAAAACCAGCTGGGAGCACACGAGCTCTCTTGCGTTGTTCAGTTTGTCCAGATAGATCGTCATTGAGCGAGTTTTCAAGCTGACGCAGAAGAATTGGGTCATTACCGAAATCTGGGTCTACCTTAAACATAAGCTCTGGCAAGACACCGTCCGTGTATTCAGCTCTGAGCCATTGTTGTCTGCGTAGGTAAAGATCAGCTACAGGTAAGCAGCGTTCGACAGGTGAGTTTCCGTAAGCGCTCATAGCTCTACGGTTGCGAACTAAATAAGCAAGCTCGTCAGCTGTGAACTCTCCGTCAGCTTCTGGGTTATCGTTTTGAGCTGTGAACTCACTGCGAGGAAAGCCATACAAGATCTGTTGATAAGCAGCGTTAGGCGCCATAGGACGCATTCCACGATCATCTAAAAGTGGCTTAATAGTTGATCCGTCTAATACTTGTAATCCGTAAAGATCTCCACCGACTGTGCGCTGAGGCCAGATAGCCCAGGCGTCTAATACCAGGATCTCTTCAAGTGAAACCATTAGCCAGTCGATAAAGGTGTAGCCGTTAGCTTTGTCTGGGTTTTCCCAAAATGTCCGACAACGGTAAATCTCATCTGCAAACTTCTCACGAGCTTGAGCCATAGCTCTTACGTGATCTCCACCCATTTCAGCAACAATTTTTTCTGAGGCGTCCTCAGCAATAGTGATATCCCAGTCAAGACCTGTAATTTTTGACTTGAGCACTTCTAAGCAACGGCGAACTATGTCGATCTGTTCAGCTACGCCACGTAGAGTCTTAAACGGTACGAGCTTTTGCTCTGTAGCTACGTTGATATTTTGAGCTACCTGGTATTCATAACGGCGTGGATCAGCGCGTCCGTCACTTCCTACTGGGTTAATAGCTCCAGGAGTAATAGGTGTACCTGGTGCAAAAGGTACATTTCCAAAAGTAGGGTTACGTGGGAGAGGTTTAGAGGTGTAGCTATTGTTTTGAGAAGCTTGCTGCATTTGTTGTTCAGTCATAGCGACTGCTCCAGCTGGTAAGCCAGGTGCTGCTTTTTCAATTTGATCTGCTACTGCTTTTGCTAGACGGTCAATTAGACCCACGTGTCTCTCCTAAGTTAGCGCCCCTCGTATTACAGGCTAGGTGTAATCATAACAGTTATTAAGCTTCTGTCTGCGCCGTCAAAACATAATCGCCCTGCCCACAGATATTGCATTTAGTTACAACTTGAGAATCTTCCGCGTTGCGAGTTTCAATATACAAGTGATTGCAGCAAGGTGATTTGTATTCGTATCTGATAGCCATTAGAACTCCTTAGTAGTAAAGAAAAACAACGCCGTTACCGCCTGAGCCAGCAGTTCCTAGTGTAGAAGCACCGCCTCCACCACTACCGCCTGAGCCACCGTTACCGCCATTGTTAGCAGAAGCATTTGCGCCAGCAGATGTGTAACCCGCACCACCACCGCCACCGCCAAAAGATGTTCCTGTTCCTGTTGAACCTGTGCCACCTGCGTAAAAATCACCAGTACCGCCAGCACCGCCAGTTCCTACACCTGCTGTTCCTGCTGCACCACCACCGCCGCAGATAAGACCGCGACCACCAGCGGCAGCAGTTTGAGTTCCTGTTACACCAGCAATCCCATTACCGCCACTTGATGAAACTCCCGCGATGGCACTTCCACCACCTGCGGCGTAACCAATAACATTTGTCGCTGCAGCAGGTGCGCCTGTATAAGAAACAGTTGATGAAGAACCAGTTGTAGT